CTCAGAAGTACCAGAAGAAGAAATGTATTATTCCCGGTCACCTGCAACTAAGCATTGGGATGGTTATTCCAACCAACCTATAGCTGTTTTAGATGACTGGGGTCAAGATCTGAACGATCCTCATGATATTCAAGAGTTCGTTCAACTTATCTCGACAAATCCATATATTCTTCCGATGGCAAGTCTTGAAGAAAAAGGAACATATTTTAGTTCACCAATTGTTATAGTGACTTCTAACATTCCTTTTGGTTCACCATTTCGTGATGGAGGTGGCAATAAGGTCGTAGTTGACCCAAATGCCATTTGGAGGAGGTTTACTCTTCCTTTCCTTGTGGCACGATCGAAAGATCGAAAAACCACTATTCACAAATATGAGATGGACCCTATCTACTTGGATCAAACAAGCCGAGTGGCTCGTTCTCCCCAGGAAGATCTTCCTAAAGTCTTGCAAACATACAGAACTCAACACTTTGAGAGTGAATTTCACCCTCAACAGTGCTTCAATCCGACTGAGTCAAAGATGACCCATTTGGATAAATCAGCCGATTATGATATAAGTCGGATGTGTTCTGAAGTTTGTACTTCTCTGATCCAACGTCTAAATTTCCATCGAACCTCCCTGACGGGAGAATGGATACAAGAAATTGGATCGATTCGCCTTCGTTCTCATGCCAAGGCAGATTGTGTCGATTTTGAGCTACATGAATGTAGTTCTATGTTGAAACCAGGAATTGGAAGCTATATCAAGTTTCCCCTAGTTCCACCTGATCGACCACCTCTTGTCAAGGCTGTTCCTCTAGCTGAACCTTTAAAGGTCCGTGTCATTACCGCGGGAGAAGCAAATACGAAAGTTTTGCAACCCCTGCAAAAGGTAATGTGGGCCTCTCTTGGTCAGTTCCCCCAATTCAGTCTCACACATGGTGTGAAGAATCTCGAACTGGAAGACATTGAGGAAAGGAATGATCCCGAAATCTTCCATAAAATGGAAGTGGAGATCAACCGAATCTTCAAAGAGGAAACAGAGAACGTTTGGTTGTCAGGCGACTATACAGCCGCTACTGACAACCTTCCAATGTGGGTTACGGAAGCCCTCATGGAAGGAATCCTAGAGCATATTGACCATCAGCCAACAAAGGATTGGGCGAGATGGGAGATTGGACCACATCATATTGAATATCCTCATTCTGATGTCCCATCAGGGACTCAGAATTCTGGTCAATTGATGGGTTCACTCCTATCGTTCCCGCTTCTTTGTTTGGCCAATGCTTTCATTGTTGAGTACTCAGGTATCAAGCCTGATGAATATTTGGTTAATGGCGACGATATCGTTGCTCATACCAACCCAACAGCGATTGCAAGTTGGAAAACTAATGCTCCCAGGATTGGTCTATCTCTTTCGTTAGGGAAGAACTTTGTTTCCCGTGATTTCTGTACTGTAAACTCTCAACTTTTTATAAAGCAAGAAGGATCAATGCAGATTAAACACACTGGAAAAGTTTCTCTCCTCAAAAGAGATGGTTCCTGTATTGGAGACACCTATTCGGATTTTCAGAGGTTTTACGGAATTGAAGACATTTTTAGAAATTGCTTCATCCGCAATAATGTAGATGTGTTATCTAACACACCTGCCTCTCTGAACATTCCTAGGTCTCATGGAGGTCTTGGATCACGTTTTGTTCATGGAACAGTTGTGAACCAAAAGCTGGCCAAAGAAGTTTGGTTAGCGGAACTCCACAAGAAGGTGTTTCCAAAAGAGAATCAATTGTTTGGGAAAATGACCGGATTCAGACCGGTTAGATCACCATACCTTGTAAAAGATGGAGATGAAGACCTCAAGAAAGAGAGTCATTCATCAAAAATCTTAGACAAGGTTAGATCTTTATCACTTCCTCGAGTCATTGTAGAATCTTTTGAGATTTCTCCTGAGCTCACGAATCGAGAGCTCAGAGACTTTAGGAAGACTGCACTCAAGGGTGATTCTTTCAAATCTTTTCAAAAGATCATTAATGATCCTAAGATTAGAATTAAAGATTTACCCTCTTTGACGTCTTTAAAGTTTGAAACTTTCTTTGTAAAAGAAAGAGACTTCAAAGATTGTTCAATGCAGTTGATGAACAATTTCCTATCCAAATTGATTTCTTGTTGTTTAGATGAAGACCTTTGTACTTGGTATAATGTGGACCTCTCACGAGATCCATCCAAGGACTATATGGTTTTCACTGAACTGGAACAGGAACAAAGACCAGTAAAGGACTCTAATGCTCAAATCTTTGATTTGTTTCAAGAAATGATTGATGACATTGAGGATGAAATTGAGTTTGATGACAAAGACTGCCTAAAAGCAGACTTTATCTTTTCTCAAGATGATCGTCTTGTCATCTTAGACTCTAATCGAGAGTTTCTCGAGGAAGAGTCCACATTAGACCGACCCGAAACATTGGCCGGAATCCTTTACAAAACAGATGACGGACTGTAAACCGTTACAAGGTTGACATATACAAATGTGTTTTGCCGTTCTACACCATCGTCGTTTGGACGTTATGACGTAAAGTAGACAAATGACTTTATTGTCTTTACCCAAAGGGTTTTGATACTAGTCATGAAAACTGATTCCCTGATTGTTATTTGAATCAGAGATGTCGATTGGAGGTCTGGGTACAATGTACCAACTCAAAAGGACACAGTTGATTTCTCTGAAGAGAAAACATTCATATGAAGTCGGATTGATGACGTTCATTTCCTAATGGAATGAAGTCATGCAAACAAG